CTTCCCCACCCAAAAAAGCCCCCATTTCCGCGTGCGTGTGAAGTTTAGCCACCAGTGATTTGGCAGGCAGAACTGGTTGGCGATGTGACGTCAACAGAGAGTGCGCCTGTATTGTGTGAGAGAGCAGACAATTGACCAACTTTCAAACTGCTAATGTAGGGGGCTGTCCAAACAGTGTTTGTGCCGTTGTAAATGCCGTCTGACTGATACAGCGAATTATTGCTCGATGGGTTGGGGTCACTGTCGTACCAAGTGACATTAAATGCCGCGCCCCACACAGCACTTGCTTGCGTGCCTGTTGGTCGATTGTCACCACTGACACTAACAGTACCCGCCACAGCGACAGGATTGTTTGCAATGCGTGCATACATGATGCGTGCAGAATTGCCGTTTGTACCCGCTGGACCAGTCGCGCCAGCACCGCCAGTCGGTCCAGTTGCACCATTTGTGCCTGCGTAACCAGCAGTGACAATGCTTGCTGTTGTCCAATTGATTGTGGTTGTCGTTGTGCCTGCTGCTGCTGTGATTGGCACTGTCGCTGTGTACAAAATAAAGCCTGCACTTGGTGCTGCTGTAATTGTTGTTGACCACCCGCTTGGGGCGCCATAACCACCAGTTGACCATGTGTAAGTCGTTGAGCCTGAGATTGCGGGTGTGCTCAATGCCCACTGATACACAACGGGTCGTGCTGTCTGAACGCCACTTTCTCCAGTTGGTCCTGTTGTACCGCCTGAACCAGTTGGACCAGTCGGACCAACATTTGCTGTTGGTGTCCAAGTAAATGCTGCGCTTGTTGGGCTTTTTGTCGAACGTGCAAGTTCATTGCCGACAATGTATGCAAAGTAATATGTTGCAGACGTGCTTGCACCAGTTGGCAACACTTGATTTTTAAATGTGTAATACGTGCTAGGCGTGACTGGCTCACCATCGATCTGCCCTGCTGTTGTCAGCAATATCCAATCCGTTGTGGCAGGGATTGCAGCAGTTGTGTAATACAGTTCGCCATAAGTGACGCGACCAACCGCAGGGATTGAAATTTCAACGTTAAAGTTTGGAATTGCACTTGACGGGTTGCTTGCTGTCACAGTCGGTGCTGCCAACGGGCTGAAATAACTTACGCTTGGCAAATTGCTGTTTGGCACAGGCGTGAACTGTGTGATGTCTGCGTTGTCATAGACTTGCGCGTTGTATTCGTTTAGTTCTAAACGAGCACCCAAAATGCCATTTGGCAACGATGCTTCGTTGACTTTGATCACACGGAACAGTTTGTTTGTCCATCCATAATCAGAGTTTGTGACGCTTACAACGTCGCCTGCATTGACTTGAATGCCGTAATAACTTGTGCTGAAAGAAACAATCAAGTCTTCACGCGCTTGTTCTAGCAATCTGTTTGCAAGATAATGCGCTTGAACGCTGTCGTTGACAAGATCGTATGTGATCGAATACTTGTTGACTGGCTCATTTGGATATAACAATATCTCAGGCGTTGAAATGTTGATAAAACTTGCCTGATCTCGATTGTCTTTGAATGGAAAACGCGCTTCAATTTGATTTATTGAACTTGTAATATCTGTTGCGCTGACGCGAATTTCACCAATGATGTTGTCGTCATTGAATTCGTATGCTGTGCTTTCTGCTTTATTGACAACGACAGACCATTGACCAAGTGCTGCGTTATATGTCATCCAAGAATCGCAAGCCGACATAATGCGATCGATGTTTGACAAAACAGTTTGACCAGCATCGAGCACGCCATTGATTCTGTATCGTGCTTGAGTTGCAGCGTTGCCGTTGCTGTCAGTGAATGTAATAGTCTCGTCACTGTACGTGTTCAGAACTGTTGCGCTTGCATCATCAACAAATGTTGGGTCAACCGCACCACCATATAAATTATTTGTGATGTAGTCATACCACACGTCTCCAGGCTTTGCCAGTCCTGTGCCATTCAATGTATGCGTGACGTGGAACGTAATCGGAGACAGACCAGTCGTTCCAGCGTCTTGGTTGTAAGCAATACGCACGATTGCAAACGCTGTGCCGTTCATGCGTCGGCTAGGGTTTACCCCATCATATGCGTGTGAAATCCATTGCAGTTCAGCAGGGATGCCTGAAGGCTCGGACGGACCCATGACCTCCCAAGGGTAACTTGCTGTGTTATATCGAGTAACAGTGCCTGCTTGATCTGACGAATACAAATGAATTTGCAAGCGTGCTCTGTCAGCAATCTTTGTGTCAATGTTTCCTGAGTCGTCAGTCAGCGCAACAACAGTCGGTCCATAAGAGGAATAACCAATAACAAACGTTGCATTAGTACCAGCACCACCAGTGACGGGTGCGCAATTATTTGGAGTGCCTCCGTACGGGTATGAGCCAGCGGTTGTAATTGAAACGCCTGTAATCACGCCACTAGAAACGGCTGTGACAGTCAATTGCGTTGCAGTTGTGGGTGAGCCTCCAGACAGCGTTAAAACGTTGCCTACTGCGTAACCAGTGCCACCATTAAAGATTCGAACGCTTGTTGCGCTACCACTTGCAGCAAATGTGATCAAACGATCGCCATAATACATGTTTGCGCAGTCATAAGTGAATTGACCATTTGGACTAATACTTGATACCGCAAGCACGTCAAACATTGTTTGTTGATCGTTGCTTAATACTGCGTCAACAAATGTGCCACCCATATAAACAGTGCCATATGCGATTGGCAGTGCATTTACTCCGCTTGGTGGGATTTGCTGTCGCACACCCATGTCTTGTTGCGTTTCAGGGTTATCAGCAAAGACGCGAGTGACAATCTGAGAGACTGCAAAATTGATTGCAAATGCTGCCGCAGCATAGCCAGTCGAACCCAAAGCAGCAGCCGCCAACAGTGCGTCGCCATAAATTGCTGCCAAAACAATGGATGAAACCATTTTTATTCCTTTACAAAACTTGCACCAACTGCGGCATAACCACGCTTTGTGTAATCAATCAATGGTCCGTTTGCAGATACCGAAGTTAACACAACGTCAACATCGCCACGTTCAAGCATAAGTGATGCCTGCTCGTCAAATGCTTTCCACAAACGACCACCAATTGTCCCATGTCTGTACTCAGGCTCAACCCACCAAAGCAATTCATGCAATTCTTTTACTTTTGGTGCCCATATGTTGTTGCTTTTATAGGCAATGATTGCACCGCGCATGTGTGAATCAATGTAAATGAATCCACGTCCCTGAATAATATTAAACAAAAACTGTTCAACATATTGCGGGAAATGATTGTGCTGTTGACCCAACTTTTTAATTGGGTTTTCATATGCATACGCTTCAACTATTTCCAGCAATCTTGGAATGTCATATCTTGTTGCTTGTCTTATCATGGTGGTTCGTATGATGTGGTTGTAATTGTTGTCTCGCTTGCTTGCGTGTTTCTTTGTGGCGGTTTGCCAAAATCAAAGTATTGATTTGAAATTTCAGCAACACGATTCATTGACGTGTCAGCAGGGTAAATGAATTGCCAATTGCTTGTGTTTGTTTTTACGCCTGACAGTCTGTTTTCAAGGATACGACGCATTGAGGAACACGAAATTGAACATGTTGCAACGCGTGTTCTTGCTTCAGAATTAAAGTCTTCAGTGATTGAAACGCTGTTGATGATGCCTTGATAGCGTTTAAAAAACTGCGTTGTTGGTGATGTAATAATTTGATTGTTTGAATCAAAGAACCCGCGCCACACTTCGACAAGCGAACCCTTGATTTCGTTGCCAAGAATAATGCCAATGTTTGCAGGGTCGATACCAGTCAAAGCAATTGTCATGTCGTCAGACGTTGCTTTGATGTCGCGCTGAACGTCACCAACATTGAGCAATGCACCAAGATTTGAGAACGTTATTCCGTCAACAGTAATTGGTGCAGCAGCATTGCAGAATGTGTAAACAGTCTCAATTGTTCCAACTGTCAATCGCACAAATTCTGCATGATTGATTTGTGGGCCGTTTACGGCATAAATTGCTGTCATGTAATGTATTCCCTAAAAATGAATGGCGAATCCCATTGAACATAAGCCCCGTCTGTCATTGGGTTCAACGTATATGTTGGGCATGATTCAGCGACAACTGTGAACGTGCAATTGTTGCCAATATACACTTGCGTGCCACCCGAGGGCGTGCCAATCAACGGACGATGAATGCCAACAGAAACAGGTGTGCTTGCTCGACTGACATTGGCTGTTACTTTGTAAGTATATCCACCAATCATGATGAAGTCACCCGCTTTGAATGCGTATCCAGTGCCAGTTGGAACAGTCACAGACAACGTTTGCGTGTTTGGTGTTGGAGTCGATGCAAGCACAACACTGGAAAAGTTAACGCTTGGAATGTTGCCCTGATACTCTGTGAACCATGACAAGTTGGTGCTTGCAAACGTAATCGTCTCAGGCAATTGTCTGTCTTTGTTGTCAATAGTCTGAATGACATCACGCACTTGTGGATAGTACAAATACGCATGCGGTTGCACAGTAAACACCCATGGCACTGAAGTCAAATACTGCGCGACAGTAATGTAGCCACTGCGTGCCACTTGCTGACCAACCATGCGACGATTGTTAATCGTCATGTTTTGTTGGATTTCAAAGATGGTTTGAAAACTCATGCTCGACCTCTGTTAACTGCTAATGATTTACCAGCATATTGATTTGCTGCCCAAATCGCGTTTGGACTTTCAAGCAATCGTTGTTCAAATGACTTTGTATCAATTGCATTGATTGTGTAATTGTTGACAGTCTGATTGCCACCCATTGTTTGAGCCATTTTGTTGTTGGGAATAATTGTTCCCGATTTTGATGGGATAAACAATTCCGGACCACGTTCACCAACAATTGCAGGGCCGTCAATCGGACCGCCATTGGCTCGTTGTGGAATTCCCATCAAAGCAGACAAACTAAATGTCAATGGATTGTTAGCAAAGCCCAATGATTTCAAGCCCGAAACCATCAATTGCATTGCCTGAAATTTAAGCATAATCGCAAGAATGTCTTGCAAAACGCTTCGAGTAAAACTTTTAAAACTTAATTTGCCAGTTCTCACAAAGTTGTCAATTGCACTTCCCATGTTGCTGGCAAAAGCACCAAACATTTCAGCGCCCAATTTGCCATATGCTTGAGCATCTTCAGCATACTTTTTAAATGCTTCATTCCAACCAGCATTAAATGATGTGCGTCGATATTCTTCCGTGACAATTGTTTGTTCACGTACTTTTGACAAATCTTGTTCACCGCGAATTAAGTCCTCGATGCGAGACTTTTCCGCGTCATATGTTTTGCCTTCGCCAAGACGTGCGCGTGCATCAATAATTTGTTGTTGATATTCAGCAATCTTTTTCTCTGTTGACAAACGTTCAACAGCGATTCTGTAATCAACGTCACTCATTTCAACTCGATTGTTTTCGAGTTCGAGTCTTCGTTTTTCAAACGCTTCTGCCTCACGTGCAAATTGAGTCAATCTTTGAATTTGCTCAACTTCTTTTTCACGTGTTTTTAGAATCAATTGATGATTTGCATTTGCTTTTGCGTCTGCCAAATCACGCTTCAAAATATACTCTTGCTCAATTTGACCCATTTGGGCTTGACTGAGATTCTCTTTTTTCAATGCTTGAGCACGTTCATTTTGAGCACTTGCAATTTCACGTGAAAGATTTAGATCGTTTTCGTGCAATTGCGTTGTGTATTTGTCAATGTCCAATGCTTTGAGTTTGAGATCGCCTTCTTCTTTTGCAAACTCAATTTGTTTTCTAAGCAATAACAACTTAGCAGCACCAGCGGACAATTCTTTGCGTTTGGCTAGTTCTGCTTGAGCATCTTGACCGCCTGTATCAGACGTTTCACCTTCGGGTGCGTTTGCAATTGCCGCTTCTGTCTCATCGTCAAACATTTTCTTTGCTGCAAAATAAGCAGCAGTCGCAGCACCAAGTTGAATAATGCCTTTCAACCCGCCCATTGCCGTCATTGCGGCTTGGACTTTTGCACCTGATCGCCAAATTTGCCAAAGTTTTGCTGAAAGCGTGACCAATTGCATTAGACCACCAACAACAGTGGCTGCTGTCAAACCAACCATTGCGGCTTTAAACTTCTCAATTGATACAACGCCATCACGCGTAAGCGGTGCAATCATGTCCGCAAACGCAATTTTCATGTTGTCAAAAGACTGCGCAAGGTTGTCGTTTACTTTGGCAACTTTATCAATGCTTTTTGCATACTGCTGATATGCAGCAGTGGACATATTTAATCGACTGGCAACTTCTGAAATCTCAAGACCAATGCCTTGTTTGCCAAGTAATTCTTTGACCGCTTTGACGCGTTGATATGTGTCGCCAATCTTTGACAAAGCATTGAAAACGCGATTCAACGCTTCGTCAGGCTTCATGCGAGACAATTCTTCAAATGAAATACCAAGTTTTTCAAATTGAGAAATTGCTGCCTCATTGCCTGAACGTGCGTCTTCAATCTTTGTAAACAACGTTGAAAGCATCTTTGACGCGCCTTCTGCGTTGCCGCCTGACTGTTTGATTGCATCTCTGAATTGCAACGTTTTTGCAACTGATAGATCAAAGCCTTTTGCCAAGTCACTGATTGCGTCAGAGAACTGCAAGGTTTGCTGCAACAACGCACCCATGCCAACGGCTGACAGCGACATTGCACCACCAAGGGTTTTCCAGTGACCCATTAACGTTTTGACGTTACCGCCCAATTCGTCAAGTGACTTCTGCAAATCTTTTGCTTGCGCTTTTGCTTTTGTCGTTGCTTGGTCCCATTCGACAGTGACGAGACCAAGTTTTACTGATAGTGAGCCAATGACAGCCATGTTTTATCCTTTTTGCTTTACCCATTTGCCTGCATCGATTGCCGCCATTACGGAATAGCCAAGACGACTAATCACGCGGTCAACGTTGTTTTCTAAAGCAGGTCGCATAAATGGTTGCGCTGATACTTTTGCAGTTCCAAACTCCATAGCCAAGGCAACGGGTGGATTCGAATATGTTGTCTTTTCTTTTCCTTTTTTAGTAATGTGCGTGTGCTCAATACTTTCAGTTCGCTTTGGTCCAACAGTCACACGAGCCATGAATGCCTCGCCTTGATATTTGTTTGACGATTTATCACGAGCACTTGGTCGTTGCACCTTCATATAAACGTGCTCTTTTAGTTGACCAGTATCTGTTGGTGCTGCGTCTCGCGCTGATTCCAGCACAGGCATAAAAGCATATCCAAGTGCTTTTTTCCAAATCTTGTCAGTTTTTGTTTTGCCAATTTCAAGCGCGAGTTCATCCATTGCTTTGAACAACTCGTCAAAGCCTTCGACTTTAAATGCGCGATTAGTTGGGCCTGCCATTTTGGAATCTGTCCATTCTGAAACCCTTTGCTTGGGTCATCCAGCCCATTAGACCATTGCTTGCTGCAACGTTGGGGTCAACGTCGTTTGATGGGTCAACAGTATATTCGTGAACCCATGGGAAAATTTCGCTTGATTTGATTGCGGGTGAATTCTCTGCGCGGAGATAGTTAAACATTGCCGCAGTCACGGGCGTCAAAGCATCAAAAATGCCTCTATTACCAAGCAACCCGTCAGCGTACATAACTTGAATCTCCGTAAAAAGTTCCTCATCAAGCGATTCAACATATTGCTCGGTGTGACCATTGAACACCATCGCAGCAAGAACTTGCCTACGAAGTGACCGCCTTAGTTTTTTTTTGCGGTCTTGTAATCAGGTTTGATCGCTGATTCAATGTCATCAACAATTTGACGAATCACAGGCTCGGGGAATTCTTCCGCGATTTGCTCATACGTCTCATTGATTGGTTCGCCACTTTCCGATTGCAACAAATGAAAAAACTCTTGGACCTTAGTTTCCCACATTGCAGTGAATGTGGCAACTTGTCTGACAGAATTGCCGTCAAGAACAATGTCACCATCAATCAATGTAATAACTTGTTTGTCTTTATTTATTATTTCAAGAAACTCGTCACCGCCTTCAGCGATTGATTCTTTCAATGGCTTGCTCAGTCGGTCATAGATTTGCTCAATCAGTTCGTCGCTTGGCTTGCTGATTCTGTCGAGCATTTGTTCCATTTCGCGCTTAAGCGGAACGCGAACACAAAGATTGAAAATCACGCTTCCAACAATGATTTCAATCTTTTTAATTTTTACTTGATCGCGTACTTGCGTATAGGACGCACCTAGTTTGTCTGCAAAACTCATGTCTTATCCTTTAATGATCTTGTTGTATATGGCGTTGTTTAACTCCATTACGTAATTGACAACCTCGTCGGGTGTCATCTTGTCCGCGTGCAATGCCGCGATTCGATAGGCAAGATCGATTCCAGCAACGCGTTGTTGCTGAAAACCGAACCAGTTTTTTTGCCCTGTTTGTGTCAGCGTGACCAAATAATTGAGCAACGCTTCTGAATTGTTGTCTTTTGTCATGTCGTATAAAAGCCCCCGAAGGGGCTTGTTGATTAGGCGTTGTTTGACCAGCCGTAAGAGTTGCCGCCCACGGGATGAATGGTGAACTCAAACTTGCCTTCAGCAGAGGGAGACATGTCCCATTTCAGACCGCCAACGCGACCATTAAAAGCATAAGCAACAGTGTCAGTGCCGTCATAAACAGCAACAACGTATGTGCGAATGATTGTGCCGTTGTAGCCGTCATCACGAATCAACAACTGTGCAGGGTCAGCGGGATTCCAAGGTGCTGTAATAGTCAAAGAGGTCACCTGATTCTGTGTGGTGATCTTTGCGCCAGTACGTGCGCCAGCGATGGAGTAAGCAGCAAATGCGTCGTCAGAACCAAATGCAGGGACTGCCTCAACGGGGATTTGCATGCCTGTTGTGCCTGTACCGCCTGCCTCAGTACCGATGATTGATGCAACTTGACCAGTCCATGTTGACAACTGTGAATCTGTCAACGCAGTAGGATTTGCGTTTTCTTGCATCCAGAGTGTGGCAACGTAACCGGGTAAAACTTTATTGATGAGAGCCATTTTGCTTTCCTTTACATAAAAAAAATGTGGTTAACCAATTCTTGTCTTATGTTGGAACGTCCAAGGTGCAATCCAAAATAATTTGGTTCAAACCCAATTCGTTGTCATAGGTATTGTAGAGCCAGACGATATCCACTTTTGCAACAAAGAATCCGTTGTCAGTAGGGTCGCCAAATGTCCCCGAATAACCATGCAGGGATTGTAATATCGTGTTCGACAAATTGAAAGCATCATTCATATCTTGCGCAAATATGGACGCTTGGAAAACTGGTCGATCAATGCCTTTATTACTTTGCGTTTGACCCGTATAAACTGGTTGATGAACGTTGCGTAATTGCCACGTTATAAACTTTGGTTGCTTTGCATAGTTGCGATTGAACACAGCATAAACAGGCACAGGCGACACAATCTCAGTGAGTTGCCACTGAATGCACTGCGAATATACGGCAGGGTTTTGTTGTGTGCTCATACGGGCGTGCTCGGGTCGTTTCTGTAACAAATGAACGTCACGCGCATTCTGTCATTTGATTCGCGCACGTCTGTAATACGCCAATCGAAACCGCGCCATGTGATCGAATACAAGTCTTGGTTGTCAACCATTGCTTTTATATTCGGTGTGTAATTCAAAGTGATGTTGACCAAATCTTGGTACACACGATAACGTTCTGTGATGCGTAATGAGTTTGCCACGTCAGCAACTAAACCTCTTGTCTCAAACCAAGGTGTAATAGTTGTTGTATATTGACCGATTGAATCAATGCCGTTGACGACATTGTTCATTGTCAAATTTTCATAGCGTTTTATTCCCATTACATCACCAGCGGTTTGTAAGGTCTGAGCAATGTAGCAACGCCAAACGGGATTTCGTGCAACTTCGTTTCTGTCGAGTTTGAACGATTGTTATAAATGTGCGTGAGCAACATTAAACCCGCTTGTTTGATCACTGGGTACTGCGACAGAATGTTTGGGTTCTGTGTATAGGTAACAGTGATCGGATTCGCCACAGTTTGATTTAGCGTGTTTGGGATAGTATTTAGAATGACGCGGTTGCCCGTTGGGTCATAAGAATACGTTGTTGGTGAAATCAACACTGGAACTGTATTCGATGTTGAATAAAATTCCACTTTATTGATGGTCACGCCAGCCTGACAGCCATTTGGTCCGCTGACTGCGGGTAAATCCAAAAACACAGCAGTGTTGTACAAACCAAAGTTGGGGTAATACACTTTCCACGTGACGGGAAAAATTGACATCCCAAGAAAATCCTCAATTGCCATACGAGTCGCCAATTCGATTGACGACAAGTATGTGTCCTGACTTTCGTCCATGAACAAATTGAGTTGTTGTGTGATTTCCTCAAGCGTAAGCCAACCAGTCGTTAGATCACGACTGACTTGCTCAAACTTTGCATAGTTGTACGGATTCCGTTGATCGGAATAAAAAGGCGCGAGTGTTTGATTCTCAACTGCCATTTTTTACCCCTTAAGCCGCGCTTGCACGCACACCAGCAAATGGGTCACGAACAGTACTAGCGACGCGTTTCTCCGCGTACAGTGTCACAAAGCCGGGAGCCGTTTGTTCGTAAACTTGAATGTCAAATTCTTCAATGTCAGCAATCGTCAAGAATCTGTCCCAATTTGCCAAGTAAATCGGGAATGTTGAACTCAAGTATGAATTAGGAATGACGGGCCAACCAAAGATTGAACCGACAGCACCGCCCTCATTGGGTTCGCCCAATTCCAAGAACAATGGCAAACCTTGATTGTCTTTTAATTGACGCAAAGTCTGAATCATTGTTGGTGTCATGTGCCATGCGGTTGTCGGCAATGACCAGTACTGCGCAGGCAATGCATTTGCAATGTCAACAATCTTGTTGTACGTCACTGCAACACCGCCCAAAGAGACAGTTGTCAATGTGTGAATGCCATTGGTAATTGCTGTTCCACTTGTGCCATAAGCAGCAGACGCACCGCTTGTGTATGAATTCAAGCCACGCAAGCCGTATGTTCCACCAGTTGTTGTGGTTGTTGAACCAGATTGGTCGTTGTTTGTCGCCATCGAGGCGGCTTCTTGTTGTGAAAACTCAAGTGCAAGATCATTCATGATTGCGTCTTGCAATCCGTTGATGTCGTCCATTGCAGCAATACGAATTGGCAATTGAGCATTGATGATTCGTGTTGGCATGACCCAATATGCGGTCGCTGTGTCAGGTGAGCCTGAGTCGGGCGTTGCATTCGGATTCCATGGATTTGCGCTTGTGGCGTTACCAGTTTTGGCAACAAACTGCACAGCAGAACTGTTTGGAGTTTTAATGTTGCGTGAACCCATACGGAATGGGTTTGTATAACGCAACGCGGCAAAAGCATCATCAAAATAAGTGCGACCACCAATGTCAAGACCTGAGCCAGTGATTGTCGATGCTTCACGCAAGTCAATGGTGACTTTGCCGCCCTCGTTCATTGCTTTTTTAATGCCGTCTAAAATTTTTTGGTTTGCACTCATTTTGATAATTCCTTAAAGATCAAAAGAGGGGAGACCGAAGTCTCCCCACCTTTATTAAGCACCAGTTGCTGTCGAACGATAGCGAATAATGCTGAAGGGATCGACCACCGATGTGGCAAGGCGTTTTTCGCCATAAAAAGTTATAAAACCTGGGGCTGTCTGTTCGTAGCGACGCAGAACCATGTTGAGCCTGTCCACGATTGTGTGACCGCGTTGGAAGTCACCGAAATACATTGGATACAGGCTTGTCGTACCAGCAGAACTGCCAGCAGACACAGGGCTGTTCAAGTACGTATTGACCACAACGTCAAAGCCGAGCAACTTGCCGACGATGCCGTCATAAACCAATGGAGACATACGTTCGAACACTGGAGTGCCGTTGTCGTCAACCAAACCACGGATGCCAGCCAGCATCAAAGGATTGATCACGAAACGATTGCCAGTTGACCAGTATTGCTGTGGCAAACTGTGAATGAATGTGATCAAGTCAGCATATTTCACGTTGTTTGTTGAGCCGAAACCATTGCTGGTCAATTGGTCATAAGTAGCAATGCTGTGCAAGCCGTCAGTGGATGCAGTACCAGAAGTACCGAATGCCGCTGTGCTGATAGTGCCACCAGTGTAAGTGCTGTTGTTGCCAGCGTACTGATTTAAACCACGCAAACCATTCGTCGCACCATATGCTGTGGTGGTAGAACCAGATTGGTCGTTATTGAGAATCATCGACAGGCCTTCCTGTTGCGAGAATTCTTGGAGCATGTCGTCCACGACGTTGGCTTCCAAACCATCGATGTCGTCCAATGCAGCAGTACGGATTGGGAACTGCACGTTGATGTCTTGCATATTCAACTGCCAAATGCTTGTCGCTTCAGTAGTGGGGTTAGGACCACTGGACAAGTTGTTGTTGATTGCATATCCCCAAGCGGCACCAGCGTTGCCTGTCTTTGCTCTAAATTGGTATGTTGAACCATCAGTAGAGACATTACGTGACACACCGCGCATTGGGTTGATCAAACGCAGTTTGTGGAACACGGGGTCATAAGCGGTACGACCACCGATGCCAGCACCAGAACCAGTCAAGGTCGAGGCTTCAGTCAAGTATGCTTGATATTGATCGTCGGATTCCCAAACTTTCAATTCGGTGTGAACACGGGCATTGCCTTTTGTGAAGGTAGCCAATTGCTCACGCACGCGACGATTTACGTCACCGCGAACTGTTTTGTGAGGTGTGCGAATAAACTCAGGAGACTGAATAGATGCAACTTTGGCTTCCAAAGCAGCAAACTTTTCACCCATTTCGTTTTTAACTGATTCAACGGCAACTGCCACTGATTCGGTCACTTCGGTTTTCACCGCTTCAATTTTGGATTCGTTGGACACTGCGATTTGGTCCACTTTTTCCAGTACTTTTTCCATTGACATGATAAGTCCTTTACTTAATGCGTTTTTCAAGTGCTTTTGCCAACTCACGCGCTTCAAAAGCGGCAAGCAATGCATCGGCTTCGTTTACCACCGCCTCAGGCTCACCCTGACTTGGTAGAGATTCAAGACGCGGCTGAACAGCCTCACGCTGCTCTAGTGCTTTCTTGAACACCAAAGATGCGGTGGTCGCATCCTTCCGAGTCAGACCCGCCTCACGCAGAGTCTTTTCGACTGATCGAATGTTCAATGCACCTTCTGCGCTGAACATTTCCAATTTGTTAATTTCGGCATTTGGATTGTTTGGATACATCACAACTGACACTTCGCGCAAACCACCCTTAGTGATTTGGAAATATGCTTCCTCGCAATCGTCATCACACGGGTTGCCGTCAGCATCAACCATTTGTGCTTCGTCAGCGTATGCACCGACAGAAACACCACCAAACATTTTTGGAGATTCTTTGAGGATTTGATAAAGATCGTTGCCACCAACAGTGTTTGTGTACAAACGCCCCTTTGCAGTCATGCCTGTGTCGTCAAACTCGAATGAGTTCCACTCGCCCATTGGCATGCCCAAGTCATTGTGATTTAAGAACATGGGCAAAGGCTTGTCGCCCTTGTTAAATTCTGCCGCCCAATCAGCAAAGCCCTCAGGCTGGTAATTGAACTTTCGGCCGTCTGCCCCTTCGCGGGCGCCCCACGTTGTCACTCTCGCTTCCATCATGCCCGATGGATTCTGCGCTTCGTTTGCGCTTTGTGACAGTTGAACTTGCGCTTCGCAAATTAGAGTCAAGTTTTTCATTTATCACCCCGTTGTGAATAGATTGATTGTCGTCTTGTATCTTGTGGGGCTTATCTGCCGTGGCGAGTTTAACATCACTTGTTCTAATTTGTGAAGTCAATGCCACCAGCATTTTTTTCAAATTGTTCATTACGTCGTGCCGATGTTCATCTTTTTGGTCTGATTTCCACCGCCACCGCCAGTGTCTTGAGGTGATGTCCCTTTGATTGGCTCGGGTGCAGAACCACCCGCAACCAACTCGTCACCACCCTCAATTGTTGGCATATTCATGTATTCGCGTGCCTCATTGGGGGTCATAATACCCGCTTTCACTCCGGCTGTCACAAAATTCATTTGATCAAGCGGTGCGCCTTTCAAAAAGTCTTTTGTGTCAAAGCGAACGCACAAATTTGGGTAACCTTTAAACAAGTGTTGCTTCAACTTTTGCTCGATGTTGATCACAGTTGGATACATGACTGTCTTGTAAAACTCGTCAAGCATTGTTTGCGTGTTGTTGTATTTTTGGTCAGCAATACCCAACATTGCGGGTGGAACGCCAAACAATCCGCAAATACGCTTCATTGTCTGAATCTTTAACTCAGCCGCTTCTGCGTCTTGCAATGTCAACATCTTGATTGGGTCATACTTCATGCCCTGATCGAGCAACATGCCCTGACCCGCTTTGCTTGGGTCGGTTGAACGACTGCCTGTCATAGCATTCCAAGTTTCTTTGATACGCGAGGCAATTTCCTTGAACTTTGCGTCAGGGATTACTTGATCAGTGTAGAAAATGCCAGTCGGTTTTGCCCCGTTCTGCATGATGAAGTTTGCATAAACATCGATGTCTTGATCAAGCGCAATCAATTCGGTTGCCAAGATACCCTTGTTAAAACCTGACGAACCTTGCCATGCTGCCTCTTTAATGTGCATCACTTGATGCGGTTCTAGTGGTGTGTCTTTACTAAATCCGTATGAAGGCGAACTCAATACGTATGACGGGTAATTGCCTTTTGTCAACTTGACAGTGATCAGTGTCGCGTCAAGGTTGTACATTTCATAAGGCGTTTGAATTGCGTCTTTTTGGTCCTTACGCCACCACAACGTGAAGCACTCACCCGCAAGGTCTTGCCACATCATCCACTGATACCAAAACTCATATGCGCTTTGGAAGTTGTTTGGATTCTGTAATAGATTAAGAACTTGCTGTGCTTTTGCTTTATCGCGTGCACCGATCGAGGAATCGAGCAAAGCATCGACAAGTTTGCCGTCTTTGTTCTTTGCCATGATGGAAATGCCACATTGCGACAGTGCGCGTGCTTTTACGCCAACGCATCCCATGACAGTGCTGTTGCGCGTAAGCGCAGACATGTCAAGCGTGCGACCAGCGACTGTGGTGCTCGATGTCGTGACATATAGCAATTGCTGTGCAGGCTGTTTATTGTTTTGACCAATAACGACCTGATTGCCCAATTGCAACTGACCCAAGACGACGTTTGATTCGTTTTGAGTGCTTTTTTTTCTGCTGAAAACATCGAAAATTCCCATGTTTTTCTCCTAAATTTCCGCAATCCTACATCAAAACGAACGAAATCCAAAACTATCGCTTACATATGGGTTATCTAATGAGCAATGCGCAGCAATAATCATTGAAATAATTCCGTCAACCTTTGCGGCTTTGTCTGCCTCGTTCTTGCGCACCTTGATATTGCCATTGATGTCTGTGTAGCACTCACAGTTTCCGAGTTGCCAGCCAACAAACGGGTTGCCGTCATGCTTTATCTGTTTGTTCAGAATCAACTTTTCAATGTATTTGCTTGGGTTGTTTAGCACTGCCATGCCCTGCCCGACTTTTTTGACGGGAATGCCTGCGTCGTGCAAACGTGCGACAAGACTTGCCGCGTTGTATGCGTCATACCCGACTTCTTTGACGTTGTATTTTTGACACTGCTGATTGATGATGTACTCGCTTATCTCGCGGTCATCCATGACGTTGCCTTCAGTCAGTTTGAGAATACCGCTTGCGATTGCAACTTGGAAAATGTCCAAATAGTGCTTTGGAATAAACGCAAGCGAGTCTTCAGGCAAAAAGAACTGCCATTCAGCCTCATAGTCGAGTTCACCGAAACGTTTGAGTGTGCAAACAGCATTCAAGTCGCGTGTTGCTGCCAAGTCGAACCCGATAAACACGGCTTCAGGGTCTTTGCGTGGCTCGGCAATAATACATTGCGGATCGTCCCAATGCTGTCTGTCAAGCCATGCTGCGTTGGCAGAAACCCACACATTTAGTGTCTTGCAAAGAAACTCGTTCAGCGCAGCAGGCTTGTGTTTGGCTTCTTCCGCACGTGCAGCAATCGCGTCTTCAAACACTGATATGCCATGCATCGGGTTGGCTTTTGCCCAATTTATCGGGTCACGCCAGTCGTCGCCAAGGTCCAGCCCGTACAGCAATCCAAACCATCGGGGGTTGTCAGTTGCCTCGCCACGAAGCATCGACTGATACATGGACAAGTCCTCATAAAACTTTGTGTCCTTCGTGAACGAGGCGGTTGTAATATACACCCTTAGTGGATTTTGTCTAGCGACCATACCTGAGTGCAGAACCTCGATTGAGTTGCGATCAACAATCTGCGCGGCTTCGTCAACAACAACTGCGGACGGATTCTTGCCGTCACCCGATTTTTTCGTGTCTCGGCTCAACGCTTTAAACATCGATTGCGAGTCGCCCTTTTTACCAATTGTGTACTTGCTTGGATTAAACAATTCAGCAAGTTCGCGTGGCATGGATTCGATAAACCCTTTTGCCGCGTCAAACACAATTGTTGCTTGCTCACGATTTGTCGCAAGAGTGAACACTTCAGGTCCAGCCTCACCGAACAAAAGTTCATACAACGTCAGAACTGCCGTCAATGTCGATTTACCCGCTTTTCGAGGAATGAACAAGATCACGTCAGTGACCATGCGCTTGGAAATATCCTTTTTGCTTCTGAACCCGTAAATTGCGCAAATCAGCAAAATCTGAAAAGGCTCAAGCACAACACCATCACCCGCTTGCGGTCCTTTTGTGTGTCGCAGTGTCGCAGCAAACTGTAATACATGATCAGGTGCGCGACTGTCGAACACCCATTCCCATTCTTTGTTTTCCAATTGATTGATGAATCGCTGACATGCAAGTCGCACATCATTGCAAACGTTAATCTCGCCCTTGGCAACTGCGTGCGCGTAAGCGATGCCGTCTTGATAATTCATTTAGCAAACGGACCTTTTAAGAACTGAGAAACAGGGCTGTCACTTTCCGCTTTGCCAGCCGAGAGACGACTTCTAGGGGTCAACCCTAATTCGTTCATAAGCACGATTGCGCGTAACAGGGCTTTGTCACCGGCTGTTAGGAACGGGTTTGGGCCGACTGTTTGAGATCGGAAGAGCGTCGTGTAGGGAAAGAGTGTAGATCTCGGGGGGCGCCGTATCATCAAACGAAAAAAGGACAATGGCGACTGTGAGTCAATGTGTCGAACGGCTGCGGGTAGCCAGTAACGCCGGAGTGACGAGTGTCGACACATGGAGGACGGGGACGGATGGGGAGAGGGAAGG